AGGATATACGCCCTTGCGGCCCCGGACTTTCGTCCATTTCCACAAGGGGCAGAGTTTGTCGGTCACATTGATAAGCGTACCCTTAGGACAGCCTAACAAGCTAACCTAAGATGGCCCCACAACTGTTACAACTTTCACTCAACTTAATTGAGCCAGAAAACTGGCGCAGTGGCAAATTTCTACCACCGCACTAGTTAGGTGACTTAGTAAGCTAAGTGAAACTAGTACCAGGAGGAATGACTGATGAGCCTTCTACTTAGCGAGGTTGACTAAGGTCGGGGCACATAAAGGGCCTATTGAGATGATCCGTCTAGCTAAAGAAGTTAGACGGGTCACGCTCTCTAGACTCTTTGAGTGTCCCGGCGCTGTTTCAACCAAGCTCAGGCTTACTTCTGATGGTTATCCTTGTCTCCTAGGTAGGGAGATCATAGAGAAGTTAAGGGAGCTGCCAACTGGAGAAGGGCCGATGATGGAAACATCACCGACCTTCCTTCGTTTGGTAACAACTCTCTTAACCTCCACTAGAGCTCTCACTGACCCGGAACCTAAGGTAGTGCTTGAACCTATCATAGCCCCGCATCAGCCATGGTCCGACGGTGATGAACCGCTCGCAACCTTGGGGTGCTTTAGGACTATGATGGATCCTTACACTATCGAAGGATTCTGGAACGAGATAGGGATTAACCGGACAGAAGTGCCTCAGTGACCAGGGTTCCACTTGACTACCAAGACAGGCCCTCATGGGCATGCTCTTGGTACTGCGGTTACTGATGCTTACGCACTTCCTCAGTCACTAGTTGACGACATCCGGGTTCTTAGTCCGGAGGTTGCCGCTAGGGCTGAGATCTTGCGTAAGTGACCAGAACCACAGCACCAATTGCCTACCTATAAGGCCATTCGTCGTTTAGTTGCCATCCCGGATAAAGAATATAAATCCAGGGTGATAGCTTACGGCGATTACTGGAGCCAAGCTGCCCTGAGGGGTCTTCATAAGTGGTGTTATTCATTACTTACAAGGATCCCTCAGGACTGTACCTTTAGTCAAAGGAAGGGTCTAGTAACTGCTGCGAACTGGCCTGTTAAGTACTCTTGTGATTTAACGGCAGCTACAGACAGATTCCCTATAGAATTTATAGGTTGTCTGCTTGTAGCGCGTCTTCCAAGAGATTACGTAATGGCCTGAAGGCGGGTCATGGTGGGTTATCCCTTCCAGGGCCCGGCAGATAAGTACTCACCCCAACAAGGGTGAGCTTCCTACTCTGTCGGTACTCCTATGGGGATGTACTCATCATGATCCTCCTTTGCCCTTACACACCACTATGTACTATATGCCGCCTGCAAATATTTAGGGAAGCCCTGAAAGGGGTCTCCTTATTATTTGCTAGGAGACGATATAGTAATAGGGGATAAGGACATAGCAGAGTGTTACATGAAGCTTCTCAAGGCCTTGGGAGTAGAAGTTAGCAGACCCAAGACTTATGTCTCTGACATAGGTCTTGAGTTTGCCAAACGTCTATTCTACCGTGGCATTGATATCTCGCCATTCCCTGTGAGTGGCATCGTAGGCGCCGGTAGAGACTACCTTCGGGTAGTGCCTATCTTCTGTGACCTTCTCCACTCTGGGGGGTGATTCTCGGGGTTTAGTGCTACGGACTTAATAATGAGCTACTACCGAGATTGCCTTCATATCCGTAGAAGAAATTTTACGGATACGCTAGCAATCAGAGTAGCAATTCTCGTTATTACGCAAGACCTTGTGCTCAACGGTCCAGAAGGAGCAGAGCCGGCCGTTAAGGCCCTCTGCGAGCTCTTGGATTATCGTTGAGTCGACTTCTGCTCTGTTGGCTATGACCCTAAGGCCATGGTCAACATGGCAGTTGTCGAAGCCTTTGCCGACGCCTATGGTACGGGCCCAATTAAGGATCTAGCACAGTACGTGCTAGATACTTTCTTGGACCTTTCTATAGGTGAAGGTCGTAACTTCGCTCCAGGGGTAAGCCATAAGCAGTTCTACTTAGACTCCCACCCTATACTAGCGGTAGGAGCCCAAATCTATGAGGCCCTTGCCAAGATTATGGATAAGGCTTACGAGACAGACACCATAGGTAAAGGTGAGTGATCACTTGCCATGCGGTCTCTATCAATACCGAGATCGAGGCAAGTTTTCATTGCCCGTACCTATGATGTTCTGCCCCGTGCCTCGTCCATCCTTGGTAAGAAGCTCATGGGCTACCTTGAAATGGCACTTGGTCCATCTCGTGTAGCAGATAGCTTATCAGCCTG